CAAATTTCATTTTACCCAGTTCGCTTTTTACCTCTTCCCGGCCATACTGCCATAAATCTTTTAAATATTCATGGATCTTATTCTTTAATTCGCCCACATAAGATAACTGAATTTTTTCAATTTGAGAAGCTGAATTAGTTTCAATTATCTTTCTTTTTAAAATATCTTTTTTAAGGGATTCTTTTTGCTTAGTTATAATCTTTACAAGATCCTCTTTGGCCTTTGCTTCCCATCCATCTAAATTTTTTATTATCCTGGTAAAATTACATTTTTTTTCATACTGGTTAGTTTGTCTTTTAAACCTAGCCTGATAATCTTCTACAAAGCCCCCGCCACTAGGTTTTGGCAAGGGTAAAACTATATCCTCTTCTTTAGCCGGGATTTTTAGGAATCCCCGGACCCACTCTTCCTCCGGATTTATTAAGCCGGCATCGACCAACATTTTAGCAATTTTGGCCTTTGCTTCCTGATCATCTTTTATGAGTGATTCAAATTTAAAATAGGGATATTTCGGATTGGTAAAATTAAAATCTATCAACCGCTTTATGATCTGTTCCCGGACTATGGTATCTTCTGTTTCCTCGCCTAAATAATCAAGGATATAAATAAAGATATCAAAATGAGTTTTAGAAAGAGCCCAACTTCCTTTTTCTCCGGTATCCATTAAAAGAGTACCCACTAATAAAGACCTAGCGATCATGTTATTATTGGTATCGAAGGCTGCCTTATAACCGGCTGATCCTCTTCTTTGAGCCTCTAAAAGTTCAGCTTCCAAACCTTTAGGCATTACTATTGCAGTATCGGTTTGAATGGTTTTCAATATATCTAAATATTCATCCTGTTTTTGTTTATTAGTGCCGGTTTCATAATGACCTATTACGGTGGGCTGGCCAAACTTTTCTAAAAAGATATTCCAAAATCTCTGAACGATATCATTAGAGAAATAATAGCGGTAGGCAGCCCTAAAATCGGATTCACCATATAAAGAGTCTGCATCGTCATCATTGGGGTTGTAGGCAAAAAGGATAAATTTATTAATAGGCAAGTGTGTATTATAACCCTCAATCAAGCCTTTTTCTTCGATATTGCCATGCTCATCACATTTAAACATATAATTTACAGCTTTCCGGACCTTGATATTATCAATCCCGATCATCCCCTTAAATTCTCCGGTTGGAAGGACCTTATAATTAATTTCAGCCACCGAAAAACCATCCCTCATAGCATTCCATATTTTAAGCAGGGTATTATTTACATTCCCTTTCATTTCCGAAAAACAATGCTTAATAAATTCAGCCTGTTTTACCGCATCCTGATCATCCTCATCTTCCGGCCTGATACTCCAGGGGGTAGATAATCGGGCATGCTTCTTTAACATAAAGACAGCTTTAACCTGGCCATCCCGCCTCTGCATTTTTCTATATATTTCCAATCCCTTTTTTTCTACTAGGTCATCGGGATTGTAGACAGGAAGATTGGCTATTTGCCAGATATCATTTCCAGAGCTAGATATTTCGCCCATTTCCGGCTTAACCAATTTCTTTATGGTATCTTTGGTATTTTGAAATATATTTTTAAAATCCATAAAAACCTTTTTATCATTCCTTTAATCGTTTTATTAAATCAATGACTTTCTTTTTTGCATCTTCATAAGGACACTTATAACAATTAGCTATATTACGATATTCTTTTGGCAGGCTTTTTATAAATTCAATAGCCTGTTCTTTGGTAATTTTATCGTCTTTTCTTTTTATATTATTTATCCAATCATATATAATCATCATATAATCTCTTTAAATAAAAAAAGAGAGCCAGTCAGAAGTTTCTTTAACTTCTCAAAACTGGCTCTCTAAAAATGGAGCTCTCAGTTTATTTAATTTTTAGAAAATAATATTTTTTTTTAGAATAGCACAAAATTATTTGTTAGTCAAATTATTTTACTTTACATAAAATAAATTATTGGGTCATTATTACCAGTCTTGATTAGCGGTGGCTCTCTTCCCTGCACTTCTCCCCTCAACGATAAAACTATCCTGTAACATATCGGGCATTAATTCATATACGAGCCAGACTAAAGCGTCTAGCCGGTCCGGGGATTTATCCCCTGGCACCCACTCACAAAGCTGATCCTCTAAATCCGGGAAATTTCCAACATGGTGGATTTTTCCCTGTTCATATAAAGCCGATACTGGCTCGGCCCTTGTATATTTACCCCGGGAAGCTCTAACACTCCTATATGGTATATTGGCTTCAACTGACCTTATAACATATTCAACCATATCACCGCCATTATTTACTTCCCCAATTACCCGGTCCGCTTCCAATTTATGATAAGCGGTTACCGCTGCATTACCCCATTTATCCGGACTTCCTTTTACGGTGGCATCTTCTAAGATCCAGACGTGCCTATCTTCACTTAAACCACCCCCGATTATACCGGTTTCAGAGGACATAATATTGTCGGTGGCCTGGGGATCGATGGCAATTGCAATTCTAATTAATTTAGGTGCTTTGTTCCTACGGTTTTTTTCAATGATCTTTCTGGTCCATAAAGCATCGGGATTATCCTCTAAGATCTGGCCATGAATCTCCTGCCTTCCCAATCTCGTGCCCTCATATTTTCTAATAATATAATTGAAATATTTTTTAGGTAAATTATCTCGATTTTCATAAGTGCTACCAATAACATTTTTTGTATCTGGATCATTTATCAATTCTTTTATAATAGGTATCGGTCTTGGAGTGGTAGTAACCAAGATTCTAAGATCTTCCCTATTCCTAAGTCCAAACATTAGATTGTCTATAATTGCCTTAGGATATTTGAATTTAGCCAATTCATCAATCCAGGCAATATCGTGAGAAGGGCCCCTTACCTGGTCTGGCTCATCCCCTGAATAGATAGTACCAACACAGCCATTGGGCCAAGTTACTCTTCTTTTAGAAGGTTCATATTTGGGCATAAAATCAGGCCTTGAAATTTTTAATATTGAAGCAGGCCCCAACTCTACCATTATATCGCGGGCATCTGCTTTAGTTTCCCCGATTAAAGCAATATGCCCGGCTCCTTTTTTGGCCTGATCTATAACATATTCCGAGCCTGCCCTAGTTTTGCCCCAGCCTCTCCCAGTCCTGATCATCCAGGTTAACCAATCACCCTTCGGTGGTAATTGTTTTGGCCTTGCCCTAAGTCTCCAATCATATAAAAAATTTAACTTATCTTTTTCGCTTAGATTTTTTATTTTTTCTAATACTCTTTGCCTTTTTTTCTCTGGCAATAATGCTATTGATTTCATTAAAGAACTTGTCCTCTGCATATTTTAAAGCAATCTCCTCTCTTCCTGAAACTTCACCTATCAAAGTCAGATCCATTTTAACAAGTTTTTCATAGCAACCCATTATATCTTTTAAACCGGCAACATCTTTTATTTCAATACCTTTATTGTTCTTAAATTTTTCGATTAATTCATTAAGCATTTTTTTTAAAATATTAAATTGTGCCTTTATCTCGGACCGGTAATTGGCCTTGATATCTAAAACGGTTTCATCCGTCTTTTTAGCAAGTTTTTTTGAATTTTCTATATTCCTTTGATCTACTTTATATTTCCAATTTAACCCTTTATACCATCTCCAAAAAGTTCTTAATGATATATGACACTCTTGTGCCACTCTTGTGCCATTTTTTAAGGTGGGCTTTCCATTTAGACTATAAAATAATTCAAAGGCTTTGATATGTTTTTGATCTTCTTTCATTTTTTTACCTCATACCAGAATTTTATATTGGTAGAATTATTTTGATTGTATAAATGCAGCCATCCAGTTTGCTTAATTTCTTCTAAGATCTCTTCCCCGGACTTGCCTTTCCACCGGTAAACCTCTTCAATCTCTTCCCGGGTACTTGCTCGATGTAAACAGGTTCTCCAAAAAGCACCCCCGCAGTTCCTCTTCATGCTCCAAATCCTAAATCTCTGGGAAGCATAGGTTAAAGTGCTGATCAGATAATTTTTATCCCAGGGGTACATTTTCCTTATATCAAAATCCTGTAATGGAGTGTGTAAAGTAGGCTCAAGATAGGTCATTTTCACCTCAATTTTAGGATTTTTATATCTGGTATCCTGTTCAAAGGAATTACAAAATTCCTCTACGCTCTCCTGGGGCTCGTATCCGGCAATTATAAAAAGGGTTAGCCTGTGATTAAATTCCCTTGACGCTTCCATTATTCGCCCGATCTGTTCACCGGAGATGGGTTTTCCGTAGAATTTTCTGGTTTTTTCTGAAAACGATTCAAGGCCTATTCGATAATAATAACAGGTTTTAGCTTGGGCCTTAGTCATCTTTAAATATCCCTCTGCAGTAATCGACCTAACATAAGCCCTTTGATATAACTGTTTAGGCCCTAAATTATCATTAGTTATGATCATTACTTTTTTATCAATATTAGGCAAGTAGGGGTTATTCTGATATTTGGTAGTCCAGGAAGTGAAACAAAATTTACATTTTTTTCTGCAACCCCGGCCACCTAGGATGATCCTTCTTCTTGCCCCGGTTTTTACTATCGGCACTAAATCCCAGTTAATTTTAGTAGAGGGATAGATGACCCCCTCTTTTCCTTTGTAATAAATATAAGGTAGATCTTTAAGTTTCTCGATAATTTTCCCGGGACTTTCATTTTTTATTAACTTCAATTTTGAAAAGATTTCAAACCCTTCACCCACGTTTATTAAATCTACCAGGTTAGAGTACATCTTTTCATGAAAAGCTTCACTACCCCCCAAAATAATCGGTTTTTGACCCCTTCTGGCCTCAAATACTAAGTTTATCTCCGTAGGATCTGAAAGTGAAAGTAAAATTATGTCAGCGTCTTTTTCTTCGGTTAATTCAAGCTCATAGACCTTGCACATATAATTTAACCAGGCTCGAGTATAATTACCATATCTAAATATTTTTATCGCGAATTTAGCCATTTTTTAACCTTTCCGTAGATAAAATTAGCCACCTCTAAAGCGATAATTCTTCTTTCCTTATCCTCTAATTTCATTATTTCCCCCGATCTTTGAATAAATTCCATTTCATCTATACCTTCATTTTTCTTAACCGGAGAAACAAACTTCCCAAAACTTATCACAATACAGCGATGGGGACCAGCCTTAATATAACTTTCTAATTTTTTACCGATATCATCCAGGGTAACCGGAACATGATATTGAGTCATCAGGTTTTCAATTTCACCTTCATTAAAACCGGTTAACTCAATATCAAATTCCCCAGTATCTAATTCCTCAAGTTCATCTTTTAATAGAGCAACATTCCAACTTGAAAATTCATAAGATTTATTATCTGATATAGAAAAACCTTTTGCCTTTTTTTCTGATTTAAAATCTACGAATATAACCGGAACTTTTTTCAATTTATTTAATTTTGCAGCCTTATATCTGGTGTGACCTGCTCGTATCACTCCGTCAGGAGTGGCTATTATCGGATTTATAAAACCATAATTTTTGATTAATTTTGATAGCTTTTTAGAGGCTTCATCATTTATCCGGGGATTGTTTTCCCACATTTTTAATCTGTCTATATCTACATATTCAATTTTTACTTTTCTCATGACCTTCCTTCCTACAAAACAAAAAAACCAGATTATTAAAAGTGATTCTCACTTTTTTAACCTGGCCCTCTAAAAATGGAGCTCTAAAATATTTAATTTTCTTTTAAAGTTACTATTATTTTATTTGGATTTTGATAATCAATTATATTTATTGCCCCGCAACGATCTTTTGGACATTTAATCTCAATTTTGGGGCTCCTTTTACTATTTCCTTTTGGTAATAGAAAAAAAAGATTTTTATTGCATCTTGCACACTTTACTTTTATCTTTTTTATTTTACTTCACCTGCCCCCGATTAGTCAATTATTCCCACCCGGGAATCAGATCGCTATATTTCTCCATTTCCTTATAGCTTAATATTTCCTCAAAATCTATTCCCAAATCATCACATATAAATTTAATCATTTCTCCATTGGCTCTTGACCTTGAATATTTGTCCGGTATTATAAACTTTAATTTGATAAATTCTTCTGGGTAGTATTTTTTAAATCGCCTTAATTTTGTTTTATCTTCTGATCTGAAATAACCTTTAACTTCAATCAAAAAATAAGCATCTAAATAATGTATTATAAAATCCGGTTTATAATATTTTTGCCCTCTTTTTATATTATTAAAACAATACTCAAAAGGCTCATATTCCCAATTACATTTTCTCAAATTAAAATACCTGGCCACATTGGCTTCCGTTTTTGACCTGAAATATTGTTTTAGATCTTCCCGATAACCGCCTTTAGCTATGTACATATTATATCTTCCCTAATATTTTTAATATAAAAATAACTTCCATAATTACTACTACCCCAAACAAAGCCCACCAAGCCCAGTCGTTAACTTCTTCTGCTTTTTTAACCGGGCTGCTAAATCCCTTAATTTTTTCGTTACCCCATTTTAAACTCATTTAATCATTTCCTCCGAAGTGATCTGCCATTCGTCTTTCCATCCCGATACAAAGTGAAATTTAAAGTCCTGATATAAACCGGGAGTTGGTTCCGCTCCAATAAAATCCCATAGAATGCTTCTTGCTAAGTCAGCAGGTCCCGAGCCCCCATATCCCCAATTAAAACCATCGGGACTATGATATACCTTATGTTTTAATGGCTCGCTATTGACAGTGACTACAACATTAGAAATAGTCCCTTCTTTTGGATTTAATCTTCTTCCCTTATAAATTTTCATTTAATTAATCTCCTTTCTTTTTTAATTTTTAAAAGGGTGACGTTGAGCCTTTTTTATGAGAATTGATAAGATCGTCTATTTCTTTGTATTGCTCCAGGTTTATAAGTGGTAGCTTTTTCCTCATATCTACCCAAACGGTGGTTATAGAAACTTTGAATTTTAACGCGGTAATTTTCAGGGTTACATTGTTCCGTAACATAAATTCAGACTCATCAAAGACCCTTTCCACAATACTTTTAGAAAAATTAGATTCAATATTGACTTTAGGTTTCATGGCTTGGTTCCTCCTTTCACTGTTTTTATATCAATCCTAACGATATTAAGATTTACCCGATAAACCTTTATTAGTCTATCCTTAGAGTCCATCCTATTTGCGGTGTCCTGGTATAAAAACAATTCTAATAATTCTTTTACCTGCTGTTCAATACTTTCCATTATTTAATTTCCTTTCTTTTTTAATTTCGGATTATTTAAGATAATTTTAATATTATTTGCCCCGCCAGTTTCATTAATTTCATGATGTTCTAAAATATTGTTTTTATATTTTTCTAATTCAATTAACCTTTTTTCAAAATCTTCAAAAATTGGGGCAAGGTAATACATTATAGAAATTCCTACGCCCAAATCATCATAATATTGGGGATCTTTCCCATCTGCTTTTAAATACTCTAAATTTTTACTCATTCGCAACTGCCCTTGTTTTTTTTAATATATTCTGTACTAAAAATTTATCTTTAACGGTGTCAATAGTGTTAAAAAATTTTATATGCTTATTATTTATCCTGGTATTTTCTGCCATTTTTGCCAATAACTCAGGACTTATCCTTTTTTTGAAAGGTATGAATTTTTTCCTTTTTAATATTGGACCTTTTATGTCTATGACCTTTCTTTTTGCTAAATTATTTTCCCGACATCTTTTTCTTATTTCTTTTACTTTTTCAGGATTGTTTTTTCTCCATTTTTTATCTCTTTCTCGGTAATCCTTTTTATGATTCTGATAATAAATCTTAAAATAATCTTTATCTTTTTTCATTTTATTTTTTATACCCCCTAATTTTTACTTTTATGTGGCCCTTCCGTTTAGGTGTTTGAGCCGGGAGCCAAAGTCCGGGTTTTGGAAAGTTACCGACTCCACCTTGCAGAAGGGCCTTATTAATTCCCCTTATCCTTAATATCTCCTTCTGCCCTTGCTAGCCAATCAAATATATATATCGCGTAATTGTTATGAAACTTTTCTTTTATCATCTTTTCATGTCCAGGATGACTTTTAAAATATTCCCGAATCTTATTTAGTTCTATTTCTACTTCAATATTTGGGAATATTTTAGCCCACCGATCTTTAATGTTTTGATCTATTCCATGCCAGGACCAAAATACAAAATCGAATTCTATATTATTGGCCGGGCTCTTTTTATTAATTAATGGCTTAAAAGGCTTATTTTGTATCTCTTTAAATTCTTTACTCTTCTTTACTTTACTTTCCTTTACTTTACTTTGTTTATTATCGTTATCATTTATCGGGTTATTGTTAACATTTATCCAATTAATGTCTACATTAATGGACTTTTGCACAATATCCACAAGTATATAATCTTTTATCAAGTTAATTTCTTTCCTTCTCTTGACTGCTTCTAAATATCTTTTTTGTATTCCCCGGGAAGTTAATATTTTATATTTATCATATAAGGCCTTGTTTATGATCCCTTCATTAATGCATACATTGAGTAACTTATTGATTACATCTATTTCTGTATTATTTTGCCTGGCAAACATTTTTGCTATCTTTTCATTCCAATTTATATAATATCCATTCTTATAAATTTTTATGAATAGTTTAATTAGGAGTGCAAAACCAGGCAATCCTAATTCACATTCCACCATATAAATTTTATCGTCAAGATCTACATCTAAAGGAAAGTAATCAAGTCCTTCTTTAATCGGTCTCGGCATTAATTTTTACTCCTTTTTTCTATAAAAATATTTTTTCCGGGGACAGGTAAAATAGCCACAAAAACCTGCCCCCGCCTTTTTTAGCACTCTTAGAAAACTACAAAGAGATCTTAAATCACAATCAAAGGCATCACCCCCTTTTTTTAAAATGGAATATCTTTATCTTTTACTTCTACCATGACCAGTTCACCAAAATGTTTTTTCACAAATATTTGAGCTTTTTCTAATACATCTTCTGCTCTTTCATTTTCTTCAACTTCTAAAACTATCCCTATTTTCTCGTTGTTAAAATTGCAAGATTTTACTCTCTCATAAATTATCTGTTTCGCTTTCATAATTTCACCCCCTATTTATAGAAATACGCCAAATATTTATAGTATTTTTATAGTTTATTTATAGTCAGGAAATTGCTTTATATTCTTCAGATTAGGATAAATTTTTACCATATTATCTTTTACATAAATAGGTATCCTACTAAAAATACAATAATTTATAATTTTCATAGCCCATCTAACTTTAGGAATAATCTTACCCTTTCTATTCCCAGTTTCAGCCCCCAGGATAATCCAATTTAAATTAAGCGAATCTACTATACGTTTAATATCTATATCTTCCAATATTGGCTCAATACTAATGAATTTGATCCTTTTAGTATTTATCTTATTTATAGTAAAATCCATATTATAAAATGCCTTATTATTAGTTATTGTAATTCCTAACCAACAATTTTTCGGGAAGTCATATTCTCGATATACTTCCGGATATCTTGTCAAAAATTGGAAAATATGTTGAGGATATAATTTTACTTTTTCCAATACTTTTTCTAACCATTCGTCTTTCCAATAATAAATTTCACTCATAGATCCTATGAATATTTTTTGGACCTTTTGGAGGAATTTTTTATCAAATTGGGCTTCTAAAAAAGTAGGCCTAAAATCTTTTAATCCCGACAAATGATCCCCGTTCCAAGCCCAAGTAGGATGTTTTCTCCAATAATGGTTAAACTCAATTTCAATCATTTGCTTATATCGCAATTTTGCTATTTTCCTTGCATAACAATATTCACAATTATTAAGGCAGCCCCAAACCGGATTCCAGGTGAGATTACACCACCCGATTTTATTTTTCATTTTTACACTTCCTTTTTCTTAAATATTTCAATAACTCTAAAAGTTTAATATTATTCTCTTTATCTAATTTTCTCAATTCTTCTTTAGTTTTACGAAATATAATAATTGGCATTTTCATCTTTTAACCCCTGTCATTTTTTCGATTATTTTTTTCTTTATTTTTTCCAATAAAGTTAAGGCGCATGCTCCATGATAAATCCTATGATCATAAAAAATTATATCTTCTTCGCTATGAATCTTTTTTCCACACTTGAAGCACATCCAGGCAACCCCTTCTTGCAGTCTGTATTTTTTCATTTTATATCCTCCGGTAAACCTAAATAACATTTTTCACAAATTATTTTATTCTTCCCCTTTTTGGTAATACAGGCCACCGGTTTATCTCCATCTTTAAATTTGCCACCACATATAAAACATTTTCTTTTGTTCCAAATAAGTTTTGTTAAATCGGTTTTCATCGAGCATTTTACTTTTACAAAATGCGTAACCTGAATTTTAGAATTTACCAATTTCTTTTTATATTCTTTGCCTATTATTTCCATTATTCGCCTCCCAATAAATAAACTTTTATCAGTTTCCGACCCCATTTTTTAGCCTCTTCATAAGTAGAAAAACATAGATCTATTTTCCAGCCTTTAATTGCTGATCCCCGGTCATTACACTTGCCGGGGCCATAACCTTCAATCCATACCCTTTGACCCATCTTTAAAGGTCCATTCTGATCATCAATAGCAATACAGCCCCTACCGGCAAGATCACCCATCGCGGTAAAGCCATCATCAAAGGGATAGGTACATTCAGGCCCCGGATAGTATCCGGTGGCTTCCAGGATAAAACATTTAGGCTCTTTGGCTGGAACGGGTAAGGTATAAATAGCGTATAAAATTGAAATTAATATAATATATAAGACCAACCAAGTTACTCTATCCATATTTTTCATAATAGTCTCCAAAATTACCTATCCTGGCAGTTGGTTTGCTGCGAAGACACTAATTAGAATATATTCTTCAGGCTACCATGCCACAGGACAGGCAAGATTTAATTATTCTCCGTCATATATGCCTCTATTAACTATCTCCATTCCGTTTAATGTTTCTATTCTGCTGCCGTTCCAATTGTAAACTGCATAACTTGTTACCGTATGAGAAGTTCTACTATCCCAATTTTCCACACATTTCTTAAAAGAGCTATAGTATTGGTAATAATAGCTTGCTCCATATCCATGAAAACTGGTATAACCATAACTACTACCCGACTTATAGATACATATTCTATGGGCCTTGTCATCGGTATATAAGATATAAGTTTGATAGGTGGTATAACCGTGCTGATGTAAACAATATGAACTTAAAGCAGCAGCTTCACTGCAATCTCCGATCTTAGTTTTCCAAAAATCGTAAGGACTTTTAACTGATTCATAGCTAATCTGATAGGTGCAATTACTTCTTATCCAGGAGGTTATCTTGCTAGGGGTATTCATACTATTTACGAAATTAGTAAATGCAGGATCGCTAGGTGGACTCCAGGGGCTAAGATTATAATAATCCCCTACACCACCACAACCGGTAGTCAATAGTAAAAGCCCCAGGACCATGACTAAAACAAAATTTTTTATTGATTTCTTCATTTGTTTTTTTCACCCCCTTTCGTACTTTATTTAAGGGGGCTTGTCAGACCTCAAGCCCCTTTTCTTTTTAATGGAATCTATCCAGCTATTTTAAAATTACTAATATTACAAAACTCTGGATAGCGGTTTCTTCCCCATCGCTTACTTCCACGACAACATCATTAAGTCCAAGATGCTCAAATTTTGGCACCCATTCAATAATCCCAATACCAGGATCAATAGTCATACCCTTAGGACTGACAGTTAAAGAATAGGTTAGGATATCGCCATCCGGGTCATCTGCTTCTACATCGTAAACATACTCTATATTCCATTTAGCATTTAAAATCGGGGTCGAAGTTATGGTAGGAGCTTGGTTCAATTCTAATTCTTCAACAAAAACACCCACGATGTCTGTTTCGGTTACCTGGCCAGTCCAAAAATTATGCTGAGTATAGGTAACCAAAATCTCTGTCTCGCCTACACTTTTTGCAATTACCAAACCTTCGATATTAACCGTAGCAATATCAGGATCACTTGATAGGTATTCGCAATCAGTAAGTTCTATATCCTCACTAGTCCCATCATTATAATTAGCGGTAACAGACATAATAGGTTCTGTCTCTTCAGGCTCTAAAAACATACCCTCCGGATCAACGACGATCGAGATAAGTTTCGATTCAGGTAATACCCAGCAACCGGCAAGTAAACCAGCAATTAACATAACCGCCACCAACACAGTTAGCTTTTTCATTATTTTTTTCACCTCCTTTCTTGTGGGACCTGGCCCGGTTAAAGGGTCTATAAATTACAATAAACTAAGGACTATTGTAATTTACAATAACCAAACCAGGCCCGATTTTTACTTTTACCTTATTAATCCGGGATGTCCTCGTCAGCAATTTCCTGTCCTTCCTCTTCTGCTCTGATCTTTGCCATTTTTATTATTTTTTCTACCGCTTCCGGCTTATCGAGTAAGGTCCGTTTCAACTCTTCAATCGGGCTTCCCGGTTCTTTAAAGTCAGCTAAACAGGCAAAATAGGCAATCTCTCTCCAGGTATCTAAATCTACTTCATTAAATCTTTTAAAGATCTTATCTAATTTTTCTTTATCATCTTTATTGATTGGTTCTAAGGCTTTCATAAGCTGATCATATTTTTCTTTATTAGAAGTTAAAATCTTCCTAGCCAAGTGTTCGCTAAGCATGGTTTTAAATATTCCTCGATCTACAGCAAATTTAACCAGTTTTTCAAAGTTATCAATCCCGGCTTTTTGAGCTTTCTCTGATATAGCAAGTAAAATCTTATTTTCCTCTTCAACTTTTTTCTTATATATTTCCTTTGATTCTTTATAAGATTTAAGTTTTTCCTTCCCTTCTTCCCGATCCTTCTTTAACTGGGCTTCCCGGGCCCTTGATTCCTCAATCTCTTTTTTTAGATCCGGTTTTTCAGCTTTTTTTTGTTTTTTCTGAACCCCGGCCTCTTTCTTTTCCTCTTTTTCAACCTCTTCTTCAGTCTCCGGTTCACCTACAACTGCCCCTTCTTTTTCGCTATCATATTTTGGGCCAATATCCTCTTCTCTTTCCGGTATTTGATATATTCTTTTTTGCCCCAGGAATAGGGTTTTGCCTGTCCTTATCTTTTTAATATCCTCTAATGGTAAATCCAATTCACAAGTTAAAGGCCAGTGTTTATCTTTCCTACCCTCATGCTGGGTTTCTTTTTGTATCCGCCTTAATTTAAAGGGGAGCATGGTTATACTATTGTATTCATCGGTTATAGGGTCTTTGAGTAATTCTAAAGCTAGATAAATACCACTCTGGACGTCTACCATAGTATTCCAGGAACCGGAGTCAATAACATAAATACCCCCCATTGATATTTTAGGGATAAAAAAGAAGAGGCTGGCACATTTACTGCAACCGTCCTTTTGTCCAAACTTATCGCAGGGGCATTCAACTTCTTCAAAGATCCCTTTTTCATTCGCCTTCATCGCGGTTTCTCCGTCCCCTACACATTTAAGACCCCTTGAACTACCATAATATTTGTAGGCCTGGGGAAATAAACCGCCAATATCCGGTAAACCGTTTTCATCTAAACCGGATAAAGGGAAGGCAATATCTAATTCGATAGGCTCTTCTTCAAACATCTTTTTAACTTCCGAAGGGCATACAAAATAAGGGACATCTTTAGGATGAAATTCTAATTCTCCAAATTTATCTCTTCTTTGCAGGGGATCTCCGTTCTGATCCTTTTTATACTTACCGTCTTTATCTCTTGCTATGGTAGGTATTTTTATACCCAACCGGATTTTGCCTTTCCAGGTTAATCTCCGGATACTACTAATTGGGTTTTTACCCCGGATCTTAGTAAATCTCTTAAAAAAACCTGTACCATTCGTGTTATTCATTTAAATTTACCTCCTAAAATAAATTTATCTCTTCAATGATTAAATATTAGACTTGATTTTGTAATGGAATCTGGGATCTTGACGCTTAATTTTTACGCCTTTAACTTCGTAACTTTCTTCGGTTTCCTCATCAGTCAAATATAATCTAGAGCCCAAATCAGTAATTTTACCTTTTTCAAAAATTGGATCATTGTCAACTATTATGGCTCTCTTTAATTCACCTTCTAATAAAGTGGTAGTCACCTTGATAAATCTCTTAGCAATTTTTTCAGGTAAGGTTTTGAGGAAATCCATTAATGCGGGAATATCGTAGGTCCAACTATCCGGCATATCTCGGAAATTAATCCAGCCTACCAGGGTATCGATTTTAGTTCCTTTTGAAGCGATTAATTCTTTTTCCAGCTCACCTTCTAATTTTTCAATATTATTAGTTAAATCTTCGATAGTATATTTTTTATTGTCTCTCTCGATAAAGTTTTGGCTAGAAAATGTATCAAGATTCCTTCTTAAAATTGCAATATCAAGATTACATTCTTTAATCTCTCTTAGTTTGGCCTTTACCGTAGCCTTAAAATCCTTCTCTTTGCTTACCATTTCTAATACCTCCTAAATTTAAAATTAACCAAATGTGTCATCCTGGCACTTTTGACAAAGCCCGGAAATCTCATATTCTTTGATAGATAACGGATCTTTAAAATCTTCCATTTTTATTGGCTTGCCACAAAAAACACAAATCTTTTTTTCTTTAGCTTCTGCCGGTGATCTTCCAAAGGCTTTTTTAGCAAAACCATCAAGAAAATTTTGTAATTCTTTAGTTTTTTCCACTTTTAATTACCTCCTTAATTTCTAACTTCTCTCCACAATCACAAAAACAAACTTTGTATTTCAAGGCCCAGCCATACCAGACCTTCCCACATTTTTTTGCAAATTGCCTTAGGCATCTAATCACCTCCTTATTTATTATTGATTCTGATTTTTACTTCATATAAAAGTTCGTTAACCAAATTATCAATATTCCATTCTCCATTAATGCTAAGATAAGTTTTAAGTAATCTTTTAAAAACTTTTCTCAATTGCTCTAGCTTTTCTTCTTCCAATTTCTCACCCCCTTAAAATAAAAAATAGCCAAAACAAAAAAAGACCGGATACTAACAGGAGCACCGACAACCTGTTAAAATGTCCGGTCTTATCATTTTGGCTATTTAATTTTGATTTTAAGTGATATAACATAAAAAACCCCGAACATCCTTAAATGTTCAGGGTTTTGTTTGTTTCTGTTATATTATCTGTTTACACACATAATATATCTTATGTAAAG